ATGATGCCGCAAGGCGTTGACATGGCGTCGCGTCAGGTTCATAACGGTATTTCGATGCGTATTGTTCGTCAGTACGACATCAACAACGACCGTATGCCCTGCCGTATTGACGTGCTGTACGGCTACAGCGTGATTCGTCCTCAAATGGGCGTTCGTCTCTGGGGCTAATCAATAAGGGGGCTACGGCCCCCTACCAAATTATTTTTTGAAAGGATTTATCATGGCAATTCCTAATGGTGCTGGTGGATACCAGTACAACGACGGTAATACCGGCGAGGCTTTGTTGTTTGTTCAGGGTGCTCCTACTGCACTTACCGGCGCGGCTACGGTTACAGCGGCTCAACTAGCAAACGGGTTGTTTACGTTTGATGGCACCGCTGGCGCTATGACGTTGCCCACTGTCGCGTTGCTTGAAGATGAAATTTCTTCAGCAACTAAAGTTAACGCAGCGTTTACGTTTGCAGTTGTCAATATCGATGGTACGGATGCTATAACCGTGACCGCAGGTACGGGTTGGACAATTGTTGGCACGGCTGCGGTATCAGCCAATACATCGTCGCAGTGGCTCGCCCGCAAGACCGGTGTTGGCACTTGGACGGCTTATCGGATTGCGTAATTGATAGGGGGTTCGCCCCCTATTCTTAAAAGGATTAGCTATGTCAAACACTAAGCCAATTGGCGTTGCTTATACTGACCAAGACATCATCGGATCGCAATACATACTGTCTGATGAACAATTTGGTTATACAGCAAACGCGCAAGGTACAGTAACCCAAGCTACTAGCAAATCGACTGCTGTAACGCTTAATAAGTCTGCTGGTCAGATTACGATGAATAACGCAGCTTTAGCGAGCGTAACCAACGTAACGTTTACGTTGAACAACTCGCTTATTTCTGCTAACGACATTTTAATTCTGAACGTGAGCGGCGGTGCTACTTCAGGTGCGTATAACTGTTGGGTTTCTGGTTTAAGCGCAGGTTCTGCGTCAATTACCGTGCGTAACATTTCAGGTGGTCCACTATCTGAAGCAGTTGTTATCAATTTTGCTTTGATTCATTGCGTGTAGAGGTGTGGGGGCTTCGGCCCCCGATTAAATTATGGCTGTTATCTATCTCCACCACCCTACGCATGGTGCTAAAGTTGCAATATCTGACATGGAAGCTGACCGTGACAGAGAAAATGGTTGGGAAGATTACGATCCTAACAAGGTAAACGTTGAGTC